GGATTAAGTGGTGCCAAGTTTGTATAAAACTGGATTATAACTACATGAAAGTAGCAAAGAATAAGCTCGCATGTTTTGCTGCCTATATGAAGAAATCTAAAGTTCTTCCAAAATCCATTGGAGATGATCAAAATCTCCACCCAAATATGATTTTCGATAAACCGCTCGATCGTTGGATCAGTAGTTTAATTCGCCAAGCGGAACGCCATTTCGATGCAGAGATGAAACTCATGCAGTTCACCGATACTGTTTGTAGAGGTGTGAAGAAAGGTGCTAATCGTCCGACGGATGAAGACGTTGTAAAATCATGTAAAGACACTGTTAAATGTTTTATTGAAGAAAAGCCAAAACCTATCTACGACTACGAGAATGTAGTAATGGAAGTATCTGATATCGAGGAAGAGATTATACGATCAGTTAACGAACTATTGTATAACGCTGAATCTTTTGAACCTAAGTTCGATTCAATGCCATCTCTTTCATCTGGAACATATGCCCCTATTTCAAGAGGAGGAATGTTCTCTTCAGTCAGATGTGATCTTAAAGATAGTGAAGTACTAATTACTAATAAGCCGATAAAGGCCTGCAGAAAGCATGGAATGTTGCATGATCCAGTTATTGATCTGAACAAATATATCCATATTAGTGAGTGTAATGCAAGTGTTGGTGAGCAGTGTATCTGTCCCAACAGGAACCCGGTAGTCGTGGAAGCGTTTCAGAACGATCCTGAACTCTGTGAAATGGCCGCTATTAGGAAATACGGTGAATTCAAGGCAGTAGACTATTTTGAGTTTGATTTCTCAAATGAGAACTACAGCATAGACCCTAGACCGCATATTGAAGCGTGTCTTAAGGAAGACTCAGTTATAGTACCGATTGGACTTAAAGAAGCTCTCAAAGTTAGAGGTATAACTACACCTAACCCTATGGAGACTTGGTTACTTAAACCACTTCAAAAATATCTAGCAAAACAACTTAAGAAGTTTGATTGTTTTAGATTAACACATGAACCAATTACTGATGAGGTAGTGGAGTCAACTTTCAAGGATGTCGAACACAATGTAAAATTTATATCAGGTGATTACGACAATGCAACTAATAATATGATAAATTCTTATACAAGAGTTGCGATTAGAGCTATTTGTGAAAAATTATGTCTAGATAAAGACTATGCTCTTTTAGCCGAACGTTCGTTATGCGATAATTTTATTCGCTATAAGTACTGGGACGAGGAA